TCGAATCAAGCAGACGGCAGGCAACGGCTCAACCAGAATGACGATTGCTCAGTTCAGCAATGCACCATACTAAGGAGTTGGCATGTCAACTTCTGGGACGTATTCGTTCAACCCGTCTTTAGGCGAACTTACTTTATACGCATACAATTTGTGCGGCTTAAGAAATACGTCTCTGCTTCAGGAACATATGGAAGCGGCCCGCATGTCAACAAATATGATGTTGGCACGGTGGTCGAACCAAGGCGTAAACCTTTGGGCGGTTGATCTTGTTACCGTTCCTCTTGTAAAAGGCCAAAGCACCTATTCGGTTGATGGCAATACGGTGATGATCCTTGATGCTTACATGGAAATTACCAATACGTCAGCCCAGCCGATTGACCGCATTATCATGCCTATTTCCCGTTCTGAATGGGCATCTTATCCCAATAAACAGCAGCAGGGTTTTACGACTGTTTACTGGTTCGACCGCCTGATTAGCGCCGACCGCTCCACAGGTTCTACTGGTCCCACGATTACCCTTTGGCCCGTTCCTGATGGTGTCAGCGCCCAAAGTCTGAAATATTACCGTGTCCGCCAGATACAGGACTCTGAGTTTTCAAACGGGCAAACGGTTGAAATACCTTATCTTTGGCTGGAAGCCTTTGCTTACGGTTTGGCTGCCCGTTTGGCTGTTATCTGGTCTCCAGATAAAGTTATGCCATTGAAAGCCATGGCAGACGAATCATATCAAATTGCCGCCGATCAGAACACTGAATATGCTCAACAGTATATCAGCCCGCAAATTTCCGGTTATTTTAGATAGGGGGCGTAAATGGGTTACGCTTCACAGGCTGTAAAACTTTACCTAGTAACAAATAAATCCAATAACAAAACATACGCAGGCGTTACCCATTATAAAAACGTCAGCCGCCGTTTTTCAGAACATTGGTATGCAGCGCACAAAAAAGTTCATAATGGTGCTTTTTATAGGGCTTTGCTTAAGTACCCACGGGAATCGTTTGAAATAAAGGTAATTTCAGAACATGCTACCCGACAAGAAGCATATGACGCAGAAATTGCATATATTGCAGCCCATAAACCTGAATATAATTCAACATTGGGCGGCGCAGGGCAAAAGGGCCGTGTCGCATCATTAAAAATCAAAGAAACCAACAAACTGATACATACTGGGAATAAATATCGGGCGGGGAAAACCCATACTTCCGAAACACGTCAAATTTTAAAAGAAAAAGCCATAGAAAACATAGAAATTTTTAAAATGTATCAAAAACTAGGCCCCCAAAAGTCGTCAAAACCTGTTATATGCTTAAATGACGGTTTGTGTTATCCTAGCGCAAGTGCGGCTGCAAGGCATTATAAAGTAGCTAGAAGTGCCTTAATCGAACTTTGTTTGGGTAAAAATTATCGGCAAACCGTTAATGGTCTGCGTTTTAAGTATCAGGATGCCGCATAATGGGTTATGCTAGTCAACAGGGTAGGGCAAAAGTATCCGCCACTAATCCACAGGCGGCGGGGATTTGCGACCGTTGCGGATTTGTTTACAACTTAGTCAATTTACGTTGGCAATATGACTGGCGTGGCACGTCATTGCAGAATATTCGCCTTCTTGTGTGCAATCCGTGTTATGATGAACCGCAGCAACAGCTTCGTGCCATCGTCGTGCCAGCAGATCCGGTGCCAGTTGCAAATCCCCGTGTTCAGGATTTTGTTACTGCGGAAACGAATAACCGGTTTACTTCTGGTCAGAATACCGTTGATCCAACTACAAATATTCCTGTAATTGGTGGTGACAACCGCATTACAATGGACGATAATGACCGTGTAACGCAGACAACTGGCGAACCGCCGGGCGGCTTGAATCAAGAACCGGGCACTGATCCAAACGCCCCGGGTAATGCTGATCCGGGCTTGCCGTATAACTTTGTTGAAGTCCCGAAGACTGGGCCGTTGGACGAATGATGAAGGTTTTATAATGTCAAACATTCAAATACCTAATCTCCCAGTCGCAACAAGTCTTTCTGGCGCAGAACAACTTGAAATCGTTCAATCCGGCACTTCCCGCCGGACGACGACTGGTGCTGTTGCTGCATTAGGTTTGGGACCAACTGGCCCGACAGGTACCCGTGGACCGACTGGCCCTACTGGCCCAACAGGACCGACTGGACCCACAGGGCCAACAGGTTCGGTAGGCCCAACTGGTATTGGTGGTAATACAGGCCCGACAGGTCCAACAGGACCATCTGGAACATTGGGTGCTACAGGGCCAACAGGCCCAAGCGGTGTTACCGGTCCTTCTGGTCCCACAGGCCCAACCGGCCCTGCATCAACGGTTGCTGGCCCTACAGGTAGCACTGGCCCAACTGGGCCGACCGGACCGACAGGCCCAACAGGGACAACTGGTAACACTGGTCCTACAGGTCCAACAGGTGTTGTTGGTTTAACTGGTCCCACTGGTCCTACAGGCTCTGGTCCGACTGGTCCTACTGGCCCCGTTGGCCCGACTGGCCCTGCAAGCGGACCCACTGGCCCGACAGGCCCTACAGGCGTAGCTGGAACCTTTGGCCCTACGGGACCTACAGGACCGACCGGTTCTACGGGTGCTGGTGGCGCACAGGGTTATTATGGTCTGTTTGCCAGTACGGCGAATCAATCCAATGCAGGCACAACTGCTGCCAATTTGGTTGCTTTGGACACAACGATCCGCAATGCAGGCATTACACAGTCTTCTGGAACGATAACCTTTGCTAATGCTGGTAAATATCAGATTATTAGTGAATTAGCATTTACCGAATCTACAGGAGCAAACCCTGTAGTCAGTGTATGGCTTGCCCAAAATGGAACAAATGTTGCAAATTCATTGCAAGATTTTAAAATTTTGGGTGGCGCTGGAAGTGTTCAAGTATCTGTATGTACATGGATTCTAGATGCCGCCGCTGGTGATACCCTTCAAGTTTACTGGAATGCTTCAAGTGTTAACACTACACTGGCTTACCAAGGAACATTAACAAACCCAACCCGACCGGCTTCTCCTTCCGCTATTATTTCAGCGGCACAAGTTATGTATACCCAAGCTGGTCCAACTGGTCCTACTGGACCCACAGGGCCAACTGGTCCAACAGGTCCAACTGGCACAGGTGGTCCTACCGGGCCAACGGGTGTTGCAGGAACATTGGGCGCAACGGGTTCAACTGGCCCAACTGGACCAACGGGTTCAACAGGTGTTGGTGGACCCACTGGTCCTACTGGTGCTGCTGGTTCGGCTGGTAATACTGGGCCAACCGGACCGACTGGGCCTACTGGTCCCACTGGGCCTACCGGACCTACAGGAGCCGCATCTACCGCACCCGGTCCCACTGGCCCGACTGGCCCCACCGGTCCCACCGGTCCCACTGGGGCTGCATCATCAGTTGCTGGCCCCACTGGCCCTACGGGGCCGACTGGACCCACAGGCCCAACTGGCCCGCAAGGCATACAAGGTGTTACAGGCCCAACGGGACCAACCGGTCCAACCGGCCCGCAGGGGATTCAAGGTATTACTGGTCCTACGGGTCCTACGGGTCCAACAGGTTCGACTGGATTGACGGGTCCGACTGGTCCTACGGGTCCAACCGGTCCTACTGGCCCGACTGGACCTACTGGATCGACAGGTTCAGGGGCAAATTTAACCAGAACATCAATCACAGCAACGGCATCACAAACATCATTTACGGTGACATATACCGTTGGAAGGTTGTTAGTTTTCCTAAATGGTGTATTATTAGCGACGACAGATTACACAGCTTCAAGTGGCACAGCAGTCGTTTTGGCTACAGGTGCTAACAGCGGCGACCTGTTTGATGCTGTCACATGGTAACGGGGTCTTAGATGACGCAGAATAGAAACCTTAGTTTCCTAGCCGACCTGCTTACAACGTCAGGCGTTGTAAACATTACCGGTGGTGGAACAGGTCAAACAACCGCATCTGCTGGATTTAATGCCCTTTCGCCCATTACGACGACTGGCGACTTGATTGTTGGAAATGCAACAAATTCTGCCACAAGGTTGCCTATTGGCACGAATGGCACCGTTCTTCAATCCAATGGCACAACAGCTACTTGGGCAACGTTAAGCACGGGCGTAACATCGGTTTCTTTTGGGTCGACAGGTCTAACCCCAAATACAGCCACAACTGGCGCAGTAACCGTAGCTGGCACGTTAGTTGTAGGAAATGGTGGCACCGGGCTGTCAACCACACCAACAAATGGACAACTTTTGATTGGTAATGGCACCAACTACACCCTGTCAACATTGACAGCAGGCACAGGGATAACTATTACTAATACATCTGGTGCTATTAGTATTGCTGCTTCTTCTTCTGGTGGGGCACAAGGGTTTGTAACGCAATTTACGGGTCATTCGACACCACCTACACTACAGTCACAGGGTTTTGGCATTATTTAAGGGGTTATAAATGGCTACGACAGCTCAATACGCCGCAACACCAAGAGTTGGCTCTGCCAACCTTACAACTGCTGACACTTCATTAACGGCCCCTTCAACCGTTAGTACAATTTTGACGGCTGGCTCAAGCGGTACACGCATTGATTATATCGAAATCATCGGCGTTGCTACAACTGTTGCAAGTTTAATAAACCTTTTCATTTACGATGGTACAAACTATATATTGTGGCAACAGGTTCCTGTTTACGCAATTACAACTAGTACAACGGCACCTTCGTTTGTGGCAAACTTGTCAAGCAATAACAACGCAATTATTATGCCGTTGACATTGCCAACGGGTTATTCCCTTCGTGCGACAACAACGGTTACACAAACGGGCGTTCGTGTCACAGCTTACGGCGGAGATTTCTAATGAATCAAGGTATGTATGGTTACGGTTTGCCACCAAATTATGCAGGCCGTGTTGCTCCCCCTAAATGGACTAATAATTATCCATATTTAACGGCGGGAACATATACTTGTTTTGTAGTCCCAGCTAACGTCTATCAAATTGGCGGAGCGGTTTGGGGCGGTGGTGGATCTGGGACAGTTTTGGCAAGTTGTGGCGGCGGTGGCGGTGGCGGCGGCGGGTTTGCATTTGGCATTATCTGCGTAGTACCCGGACAAAAATTGCCAACTATTACGGTTGGCGGCGTTGCTGGAACTTCATCTGTTGGGTCGATTATTTCTGCGACAGGCGGAACATCCGCTACTTCGCCGGGGGGCACAACTAGAACGGGTGGTACTGGTGGTGCAGGGACAGTTGCGGCTGGCGTAAGAAATGCTTTAACTGCTTCTGGCGGCCAAGGTGGGACTGGGTATTATAACAATGCTTGCGGTAGTTCATATAGGGCTTCTGGTGGTGGTGGTGGTGCTGGGTCATTTTATGGGAACGGCGGTATAGGCGGAAGTGCAACTGTGGTTGCCAACGGCGGATTTGCTGGCGGCGGTGGTTTTGGCGGAAATGGTGGCACTGGTTATAATGATAGCCTCGGCAACATAGGCGGCGCTGGTGGCGGTGGTATTTACTCCGGTGGAAATTCAAATAGTTATAGTTTTGGCAGCGGTGGTGGTGGTTCTTTTGGACCGGGTCAAAGGGCAAACGGAAGTTCAAATACACCGGGAAATGGCGGTGCTGGTTCAATTTCTGGAACGGCGGCTTATGCATATCAAAACGGTACAATAGGTTTTGCTTCGCAACTTGGCACATCTGGTGGCGGCAGCCAAGGAACATTTATTGATCTTGCAAATAGACAATTAAATGGCGGTGGCGGTGCAGGTTCAAGATATTCTTGTACATATTATTATGTTAATGCCGGAACAAATGGTGGACCGGGTGGCGGCGGCGGCGGTGGCGCAAAAAATGGAACTGGCGGCAACGGCGGCATTGGCGGTGGCGGCGGTGGTGGTTATATAGCCGGATTGGGTGGATTTGGCGGTGGTTCTGGGGCTACATCTTGCTTTAGCCAAAAAAATTCAAACGCAGGCGGTGGTGGTGGTGGCACAAATAATTATACCACCGGCGGTTGCGGTGCAGTGGTTCTATATTGGGCGGAGGGCTACTAATGTCCAAAAAGGCATGGGTTTTGAACGGAAATTTTGTCCATGACGTATGTCAAGGCGGTGACCCTTTTGAATTTTATCATCCTGATATAGCACAAAATTATACCGTTGATGTTCCAGATAATATTGTTCATGGGGCGATATTAGAGAATGGGGTGTGGGTAAATGCACCTCCGCCTCCTCCTGATCCAGAACCTGAACATCCCAAACCTGCACCTGCGGAAACGCCAGCGGCTTAATTTATTTACCCCCTTGACAATACGTTAAGGGGGTAGGTATTAAATTATATATATTATCAATAGGAGATGACTATGAATGACAATAATACTACACCCACAGCGCAAATGTACACTTACTTTCCGACATTTGTTTATTCAGTTTTAAAACCTGAATTACTTGATGTTGTTCGGAATGTTTGTGATGAAAATATTGATAAATTAAAAGATAAGCCATTGGATGAAATTTATCCTTTGTATCAGACAGGCAATTTGTTTGAAGATGAACGGATGAAAGATTTTTCACAAACGGTTGGTCAGTTGGCATGGGATATTCTTAAAGAACAAGGATACGCCATGGATGGATTGACGACATATTTTACAGAAATGTGGTGCCAACAACATTATAAACATTCGGCGATGGAACAACATGTTCATGGTTGGGGTTCGCAAGTTGTTGGGTTTTATTTCACCAAAACACCAAAAGATTGTTCTAGGGTTTTGTTTTATGACCCACGTCCCGGCAAGGTTATGATTAACTTGCCAGAAGCTGAAATGAACAATGCAACAGCCGCCAGTAACATTATCAACTTCGTTCCAGAAGAAGGCATGTTAATGTTTACAAATGCTTGGCTTCCGCATTCATTTACCCGCCATGCAGCAGAAGATCCTATTCAATTCATTCACTTCAATCTTGGTGTTGGTCAAGCGCCAACAGCAGCTTGCTCTGCTCCTGCGGCAGAAGTTGTATGAACAAGTACAGCATTAGGTTTAACAAGTCCCGGGGGCAGCCGGGACGTGGAACCATAGACCATGTTTGGCGGGTCTTTGAAAATGGCGACAAAGAATACCTTTGCAAGAATTTGAATATAACCGTTCCTGTCACCAGCGAAAAAGACAAGAATGGCCAAGATTATAACATTACTTGCCAAGGAATAATGACCTTAGATAGGGACACATCTACGGCGCATATTAACTAATTGGCATCTGGGGGATTATATGCCGTTCAGTTCTGACCATGGCAAAGGCCATATTAAGCGTATCGTCAATAAAATTAAGCCAAAAACAGCCTTGGATATAGGCTGCGGTAGTGGCACCTATGCCAAAATGTTTCCAGATTTGGAATGGACAGGCATTGAAATCTGGGGTCCGTATGTAGAAAAGTACGAACTTCGTAAATATTATCCGCAGTTTCATAACATTGATGCAACTGAATGGTATCCAAAGCAGGAATATGATGTTGTCTTTTTGGGTGATGTTATTGAACACATGGCTACCCAAGAAGCCAAGTCATTGTTGGATCGATTGATTGGTTATGCAACCCACTTCATCGTCAGTATACCGATAGGCCCATATCCGCAGGGGGAATATGATGGAAATCCTTACGAAAGGCATATCACGGATAATTGGACCGTTGATGATTTTCATTCTGTATTTGGTCAATCTAATTGGCATACTGTTGATAACGATATTGGCATCTTTTATTATGGACCTGCTGATGTATCATTGAAAATTGCTGTTTATGCCATCAGCAAAAACGAAGCGCATTTCGTGCCAAGGTTCTGCGAATCAGCAAAAGACGCTGATTTGATATTGATAGCCGACACTGGATCGACGGATGGATTGCCTGACGTTGCCCGCCAGCATGGTGCCGTAGTCCATGATATTTGCATCACCCCATGGCGGTTCGATCTGGCCCGAAATGCAGCATTAGCCTTGGTGCCAAGGGATATAGATGTTTGTATTTCCTTGGACATTGATGAAGTCTTGCAGCCCGGATGGCGGCAGGAAATAGAACGGGTTTGGGTAGGTGATACGACCCGCCTTCGGTACAAGTTTGACTGGGGCTGCGGTATTGTATTTTATTATGAAAAAATACATGCCCGTCATGGATATATGTGGCATCACCCCTGTCATGAATTTCCGATCCCAGACGGGCGAATCAACGAAATCTGGGCGCAGACGGATATGCTACTGGCTGTTCATATGCCTGATCCGACAAAAAGTCGTGGTCAGTATATGGACCTGTTAGAGTTATCGGTCCAAGAAGATCCGCAGTGTCCCCGTAATGCGTTTTATTATGCACGGGAGTTGTCGTTTAATTATCGTTGGCGGGACAGTATTGAAGCCTGTGAGCGGTATTTAAAGCTGCCAAGGGCGACATGGCCCAATGAACGCTGCTACGCTTATAGGGTTATGGGGAGATGCTATAACGAATTAGGCGAACCATGGAACGCTGAAATGGCGTTTATGAAGGCTGCGGCAGAAGCGCCTATGACAAGAGAGCCTTGGTTCGAACTGGCTGCCCTTATGTATCGTCAGCATAGGTGGGCGGAATGTTATGCGTATGCCGCAAAATGTTTGGCTATAACTGATCGGGAATTGGTTTATACGGTTGACCCAGAAGTTTGGGGCGCACAGATTCACGATTACGCTGCTATTTCCGCATATTACCTTGGCATGAAAAATATTGCTTTGGAGCAGGGCACAATCGCTGTCAAAATGGCACCTGACGATTTACGCATCCATAACAATTTGCTATTATACCAAGCGGGGGATGTACAAGCATCTGACGCAGGGTCTACATGAAAATGGAACAATTCCATTCAGTTTTGGAAATAGCCCTCTGGGCAATCGTTGCTACGCTTGGATGGTTTGCCCGTCAGATGTGGGATGCCGTCAAAGAGCTCCGTGGCGACTTGCACAAATTAGAAGTCAATTTGCCATCAAATTACATCCGAAAAGACGAATTTGCTGAAGGCGTTAGACAAATCAGGGAAGATTTACAAATTTTATTTAAAAGAATCGACGATCTTCGTGCAGGCCGATAATGGGGAATTACGGTGGACCCTTTAACATTATTAGCGGCTGCACAGGCAGCTTACAGCGGCATTCAGGCTGGAATAGCCGCCGGTAAAGAAATCCAAAGCATGGCTGCTGATCTGTCCGAATTATGGGGCAGTGTTGCTAGACTTACTCATTTATCAGCAGAAAACCCACCCAGCAGTGTTTTTTCTACTAAATCCGCTGAACAAATGGCTATTGAAAGGTATACAGCCAAGGCCGAAGCCCATGAATTGGCATTAAAAGCTAAAAATTTGTTTGTCGGGCATTATGGTCTAGCTGCTTGGGACCAAATCCAGCGTGAAGTCATCAATATCCGCAAGGAAATAGAACGGCAAAAATACGAAGAAGAAAAGCGTAACGCTGAAACCATTGAAAATATTAAAGAAACTGCTATTGTTTCTATCATCGTCTTGTTTTTGTTAAGTATAATGCTTGGTGTGGGTGTTATACTTTTAGGGAGCTAAGTATAATGGATCTGGGTATTTTTGGTAAGTTAATCCAAAATGTGGCTCCCACCATTGCAACCGCATTGGGCGGCCCTGTCGCTGGTATGGCTGTGCGGGCATTAAGCACAGCTTTGCTGGGCCACCCTGATGGGTCACAAGACGACATCAATGCTGCCTTGGAAAATGCAACGCCTGACCAAATAGCTGCGATTAAAAAGGTAGATAACGACTTCAAAGTCCAAATGAAGTCACTGGATATAGATTTAGTAAGGATTGCGGAGCAGGATCGTGAATCAGCTAGACAAATGCAAATGGCTAATAAGTCCGCTTTGGTACCCAGCCTTGCCACGATTATCGTTTCTGCTTTTGTGGTGGTAACGATTGGTACCTTGATGGGATATGCCAAAATTGAATCTGCCATGGCAGGAACTTTGATCGGTTATCTGTCCGCCAAAGCGGAATTAGTGCTTTCTTTTTACTTCGGGTCATCTGCTGACAGTGAGAAGAAAAGTGAAATGATTTACAACTCAACGCCTAAATAAGCAGGAAATTCGATGAATTTTATTGGTTCTGGCACGAAACTTCAGGATGGTGACATCGCTGCGATTGCTGCCGAATTGGGCGTAGAAGAAGCGGCTTTGCGGGCTGTTTTGTCGGTCGAAACGGGTGGCTCTGGGTTTGACCATCTTAATCGGCCAAAGGCGTTGTTTGAACGTCACATTTTCTTCAGGGAATTGAAATCAAAACTTGATAAACAGCAACATGCCGTTGATGAAAAACTGGCTTATCCCAAATGGGGCATGTTACCATATCCAAAGGGTTCCGATGCTGTTTACGACGAAATTGAACGGGCTATGGCGATTGATGAAGACGCTGCGCTTCGTTCTACTTCATGGGGCCTAGGCCAAATCATGGGCCTAAACTATAGTGCTGCTGGCTGTGCCAGTGTGCAGGATATGGTTGAATTAGCTGTTGAGTCCGAAGCAGAGCAGCTTCGCCAAATGGTTAATTTTATCAAATCCAACGGTATTTTGCCGAAACTGGCGGCCAAGGACTGGGCTGGGTTTGCCCGTAGCTACAACGGTCCCGGCTATGAAACAAATCAATATGACAAAAAGTTAGAAATAGCATATAATAAATTCAATGATGTAGCATAAGGCACGACGATGACAACTGGCTTATCATATAGCGGTATAGTTCCCGGCACGGTAAGCTATGTCAATCAGATAGCCACAATGGCTGTCGTGGACCCTACAAACAGTGCCTTTTTGACTATTTTGCCACAAGCAATCACTTATGCCGAAAATAGGATGTATAGGGAAATTGACTTTCTTTTTACATCTATTGCTAATTTAGATTATAGTTGCACGGTGGGAAGTCGGCAAATTAACGTGCCAGCGGGTACTTTTGTCGTGCCAGAACAGATCAACATCATTACGCCAGTCGGGGCTACAAGCCCGGACAATGGTAATCGGGTGCCTTTGCTGCCGACAACAAAAGAATTTTTGGATCAGGTTTACGGTTCTGGTTTGACGGCTAATCGGGGTTTGCCAAAGTATTTTGCTCCGTTTGACGATTACACGTTCCTCCTTGGCCCGTACCCTGACGCAGCCTATACAGTTGAATTGATTGGCACCTACCGCCCAGATAGTTTGTCATCCACAAATCAAACGACATTTATTAGCCTTTATTTGCCTGATGTATTTATTATGGCATCTATGATTTATATCAGTGGCTACCAAAGAAACTTTGGTAAACAGGCTGATGATCCGCAAATGGCAGTCAGCTATGAAAGCCAATATCAGGCATTGAAAGCCAGTGCCCTTATGGAAGAAAACCGCAAGAAGTTCGAAGCAGCGGCATGGTCGTCGCAGTCGCCGTCACAAGCTACACCGACAAGGGGATAATCAATGCCCCATCAATCGTTTAAGTTAATCCCGGGCGTTGATACGACAAAAACCCCGGCGTTGAATGAAGCAGCCATATCTCAAAGCCAACTTATCAGGTTTGTGCCTGATCGAACGATGGGCGGTATTATCCAAAAACTTGGCGGTTGGACCAAATATGTATCCACGTCCATGGGATCTATTGTCCGTGCTTTGTGGGCTTGGGAAGACACAAACAGCAATTCCTATTTAGCTGCTGGCTGTGAGGGTCGCCCGGCAGGTGCTGGCGGCGCATTACAGGTTATTGAAAATGGCAATGCTACCGACATTACGCCGCAAGCCATTGTTTTTAATCAATCACCTAATTTTTCCACATCGACCGGCAGCAACCAAGTTACTGTTGTGCTGACTGGTGCTACAGTAACAAGTTTGGATTCAATTTACCTTGAAACACAAATTGCCGTTGGTGGATTGATTTTATATGGCCTGTATCAATGCACAGCAACTGGCACAGCAAATACGTTTTACATTTACGCAACCGATGCTCTTGGTAATCCTGCATATGCTACGTCAAATGCAGCTAATACCGGTGCTTTGCCTTATTTTACCACAACTCCGGCATCAGCTTCCGTAAACGTTCTTTTGACAAATCATGGTTATTTTGTTGGCCAATCGTTTCCTGTTTTAATTGCTACGACCGTTGATAATATTATACTTTACGGGAATTACACGATTAACACAGTTGTCGATGCAAACAACTTTACTATTACCGCATCCAATATTTCTGCAAGTGGTTCACCTGTTTCTGCGTATTTAAATTCTAACAAAGCATATTTTATTCAATATCATGCTATCCCACAAGGCGGGACCCCTAAAGGTTATGGCCAAGGTCCTTATGGGATTGGGGGATATGGTACGGGTATAGCAAATAGTGGTACTGTTGCGGGATCTTTCATCAATGCAACAGATTGGACATTGGACAACTGGGGGCAAATCCTTGTAGCAAATCCTCTAGGTGGTGGTTTGTTTATTTGGGACCCTACGTCTGGCGTAGGAAATGCCACGATTATCCCTCAGGCTCCGCCTGTAAATAACGGCATGTTTGTTGCCATGCCACAGCGGCAAATCATTGCTTGGGGCAGCACCCAAACGGGTATTATTGATCCGCTTTTGATAAATTGGTGTGATGTCAGCAATTACAATCAATGGATTCCGGCACTCACAAACCAAGCAGGTTCATTCCGTATTCCCAAGGGGTCACGGATTGTGCAGTGCATTCAAGGCCCACAACAGGGGCTTATTTGGACGGATGTTGGCTTGTGGTCTATGCAATATACTGGGCCACAATATGTCTATAGTTTTAACGAAGTCAGCACGGGCTGTGGTCTAATCGGGCGTAAAGCTGCTGGCTCCATGAATGGGATGGTCTATTGGATGGGCCAAAGCCAGTTTTATCGGCTAGGCGGCGGTGGTCCTGAGCCAATTAAATGTCCTGTTTGGGATGTGGTTTTCCAAGAACTTGATACTAGCAATCTGGACAAAATCAGATTTGCTGCCAATTCACGTTTTGGCGAAATTAGTTGGTATTTCCCCACCATAAGTTCAGGCGGCGAAATATCAAATTATGTCAAATAT